CGGCTGGCCATCCCGGATATCGACAGACCGACCTTCTTATAGGCGTCCTCCGTCTTTTTCGCGTCCGCCTGGGCATTACGGTTAAACCGTCGTGACTGGTTCTCCGCATCGCCATACGCTCCCAGCAGCTGGGATTTAAAACTGGCTGCGTTCAGGTGCAGCCCGACCGCTAAAGATGCGACGTCTGCCATTACATTAATGCCCTCATGACTGCCGCGCATTCATCATCGACCCGGGATGGCGCAGGTGTGGTTTCGGTAGGTGGCGTGTTTTCATCGCCAGGACGGCGGAAAGTGCCCTGTTTCAGGAAGTAGGCTCGCCAGTGGTACAGAGTGTTTGCCGGCAATGCGGCAATTTTGGATGGGTCAGGCTCGCCCCAGCGGTCGGCCAGCCAGAAAATCAGCTCCAGCCAGGGCGAGTCACTCAGTTTTTTTCCGCTTCCTCCAGCTTGCCGATTGCGTGTTGCTTCACTTTTTCCACTGCAGCCAGCAGTTCGGGGTTTTCATGGGCCTTCAGCAGCTCGGCTGCCGTGGGTTTAAACTCATCCGGAATGGCCGTTCCATCCGGCTGAACCAGTGCATCGATGACGATCTGGATGACTTGCTCCGATGCCTCGCGCGCTGCGCCAGCTTTTGCGGTTTCAGCCATTTTCTCTTCGTAACTGATGAGGTAATCCCCGGTCAGGCGGCGGATGAATACGGTGGCGCCAAATAACTCGGTTTTAATGACGGTTGGCTCCGATTTAAGCAACGCGGATTTCAGCGTGGACAGGTAATCTTTATCTTTCACAGGTAGTCCTTAAAAATAAAAGCCACCCGAAGGTGGCTGTTTAAAGGTTAAGTTAATCAGGCACCGCCGGAGACAGCGACGGTTCCCCAGGTGATCTTGTTCTGTTTACCCTGAACAGTGATCTGGATGACCTCATTCGCCGGAGCGGCGATTTCATTCATCTGCCACCCGGACAGCGCCAGGAGCATCGTCGCTGTTCGCTTGTTGGGTAATTCGACGTATAACTGGATGGTCTTGCGGGCCTCTGCTGCGTTCAGCAGCGCGGCAAAATCGGTATTGCCCGGATCATCAATGAAGCCCAGCGACTTTTCAGGCCCGTCAGGCAGATCGCTGATGGACTGTTTCTGCTTATCCAGTAACGTGGTGCAGTCGACAAAGCCCCCCGTCTGCCCCATTGCACCCAGCGCTTTACAGTTAATCAGCGGTTTTAGCGCTGACGTGGCAGCGCCAGGCTCTCCGTATTTCACAATGGTGCCCGCCGGCAACATCGCATATTCAGGCGAAGTTTTATCAGCCATGTTTCTCTCTCTTTTTATACGGCAGCGGATGCTACCTGTTTTCAATGCCGTTTCGGATTTCCACGGTTAACACGCGCAAAACGGTCTGGAGGTTGTAATCCAGGGCGGGTCGGATAAAGGGGTCTGCAACCTGTTTAACCGTGCCAAACTCCTGCGCCAGCGCCTTCATATGGTGCTGCTTGCTGGGGCCGACACGGAGCGTTACAACCGTGTTCCCTTTACCCTTGCGGGTGGAAGAGCGGATTTTGATTGAGTCCCGCATGTGCGGCCCGGCAGACGTTTCGTCAAAGCCGGCATGCTGCTTCATATCTTCCTCGACGACCTTTAGCGCTTCGCGCCCGGCATCCCGCAATACCTTCGTCGCCACTTTTTCGCCCAGGGCCATTAACTGCCGCTCCAGCTCATCCAGCCCTTTAACTTCCATTCGGATCACGAGGAGTCCTCCACGTAGTGAATGATGAAATCGCGGGTCAGGCGATACTGAATGCGACGATTCGTCAGCTGGTTTTTATCCTGATGGATGCCGCCTCGTTCCACATACTGAACCGGAATACCCTCCAGCTGGCCATGAACGACGGACTTCAGTTCCGTCCAGATTTTTTTATCCAGCTGCAGCAGTGAGGTGTAATCATCGAGACGGTACAGATTCACCTGGATACGGGCAGATACGATCCCAGTTCGCAACATTCCCGAGACCATTTCCGGGTCAGAGATACGCTGAAAGGTCGCACCTTCCTGGACCGTGTCCGGCAGTAAAAGCGGATACGCATTCATGCCGGTGATGCGCTCCAGCGCACCCTTAATCGCCAGCTCTATCATGCCGCCCGTCAGCCTCCCCCGTGATAATGATCCGGTCTGTTTTGCGGTCGATATTCCGGACGGTATAAACCAGATTTTTCGTCGTGATTTTCCAGTCAATATCAACCAGCACGCCCGGATAGACCGTGAACAGGCAGGTTTCCACCACCTGCTGCTGATCCAGCGTGCGGACTTTTCGCCCCGATACCAGCTCCCGTTTTGCCCACGCTTTTCCCGATTCAACCTGCTTTTCCGGTAGCGGTTCGCCCAGCGGCCCACGACCGGACTGAACGTAGCTAATTGCAATGCGACAGTTCATATCACCCGGTTTCAGGCTCATAGCGTATGCTCCTGCAGGGGGAAAAGAAGATGCCTCACCGCAGCGGTTTCCAGCCACTGTCCGGTATGGCCATTCAGATACGCATCGCTGACCAGAAACTGAATAGCCAGCCGGATATCTTCATCCGCGATAAATCCGCGGACGGTCTCCGGGAGCGCCTGCAGCTCTTCATCACTGGTGACCAGCTTGCAGTAGTAATCACGCTCGATGCTCCGCTGCGCGGCGTTCACCATTTGCGTGAGCATGGCGTCATGCTCCGTGAAATCCAGTTCCAGGCGTAGCTGGGTTTTCACATCATCCAATGTCAGTATCAAAATCGCTGTCTCCCGGCTTCGGTTTCAGCGCGCGTTCGGCATCCTTCGGCCATACCGCGATACGGCGCTTAACCAGCTCTTCGGCGTGCGATCCTTCAAACCACGCGATATCTCCACGGGAATAACGGCTATGCGGACCGAGGAACACAACGGATTTGCGTTCTGCCTGTGCGACCACGGTCGCACGGTTATCCTGTGCAGTCTCAGTCGCACGGTTATCCTGTGCGGTCTCAGTCGCATGGTTATCCTGTGCGGTCTCAGTCGCATGGTTGTCCTGTGCGGTCTCAGTCGCATGGTTGTCCTGTGCGGTCTCGGTCGCATGGTTGTCCTGTACGACCGTTTCTTCCGGCTCCACTGCTTTATTTTTCGCAGCCATAACATTCTCCTTAAAGGGAAAAGCCCGCATATGCGGGCTTTATTAACAGAGGGGTGGGTTAGAACAGGACGCCGGTACCCAGCACCAGGCCTTCCGGATGACGGAAGCCGATATCGTGTTCGAGGACAACGCGGATCAGCGACTGGTTACGCGAGAACGCGGAAACTGGGTTACCTTCTGCATCGAGATAGGTGGCTTCTCTGGAGAAATCGACCTTCATGGAACCATCTTCACCGATGACAACATCATTGAAGTCGGCGAAATAAATTTCCGTTTCCTTACCACTTTCGCCCAGGTTAACAGGGATCGCGCTGGTATACTGAATCGGATAGCCCTTGAGCATACCCTGTGCCATTTCCGGGTAGACTTTGTTGCCGTTGCCGTCACGCAGGCCAAACAGCTTCATATAGGTACGGTTCGACATACCCCAGCCACAACGGATCATCAGGCTGTTGCCATCCATCGCCATCAGAATAATCTTGTCCAGGTACTCATCAACCGTGTTCAGGTTGATCGTGGAACCCGCTTCCCACGGCAGCAGGCGGTTCCACTGCGTCGCACGCGACTTCATACCAATCGGTGTATCGCCGGTACCGTCATCGCGCATAAACGCTTTATCCTCACGAACAGCGATGGCGGTCAGAATATCCTGCAGGACCAGCTGCTCAACGTTAAAACCGGCGCGACCAATCAGCTGGTTCGACATCGGGACCAGGGCGATCATGGTTTTGGCACTCAGTTTTACGTCGTCGAATTTTGATTCAGACGTCTTGGCATCCTTTCCTTCGCCGGTGTAGCTGGCCGTTGCACCGCCAGCCGAGCGCGGTAACGTCAGATTGCCGTTAGGCAGAGGAACGGAGCGGGCACCCAGCTTACGGACAATGGTACGGTCGCTCAGCAGCTCGATGACTTCGTTTTGCATATTCTCCGGGATGAGCGCTCCACCGGAACCCGCAGCGGTGGAAATGGCCATCGATACGGACTGGTCATTCAGCTCTTCTGAAGCGAATTTTGCCGCGTCCTGCAGATTCCCTGCGCCTGCGGCGACAGACATCACCAGTCGGGTCATGCCAGCACCGGTGTACTGTTTCGGCTCCTGCTTAACAATAATGCCGGGGGCCTGCTGAGTCGCTTTCACGGGTTTTGCGACCAGCGCCGCAGCACGTTCGGCGGCTTCCAGGCGTTCAATTTTGGCGCTGATATCAGTGAACTGCTGCTGCAGGTTCGCAAACTCCGTCAGCTGCTCCGCAGTCAGCGTGCTGCCGCTGGCTTCAATGGTTGCCAGGGCCTGAACCTGTTCGTTGATACCCGCACGCTGACGACGCAATTCTTCAATATGTGGCATTTTATTTCTCTCTTTTTAGACATAAAAAAAGCAGCCTGCTGGCTGCTTAAGGTGACGCGGTTTGTGTTTGCGCCGGGTTACATTTTGGTTTGCAGATCCATCGCGGCTGCCTGCATCTGAATGGAGGTTTTTTGTCGGGGTTGCTGATACTTTGCCGCGATAGCATTGATCGCCGCCTGGGGGTCAGAGACTTCATCCGCCAGGCCGGCGGACACAGCGCCAGGGCCAAAATACAGCCCCGCCTGCGTATCAATGACGGCCTGCTGATTCAGGCCGCGATATTCGGCCACCGACCCCGTAAACGTCTCGTACATTTCGTCGATCATGCCCTGGAACATACCCAGCGACTCTTCACTCAGTGGTTCATGTTGGGTGCCGTTATTTTTGTTATCTCCCCGGTAAATGGTGGTGAACGTCAGCCCCATTTTTTCTTCCATCTTCGACGTATCGAGGTGCTCCATGATCACACCAATCGACCCCACGCCACTGGTCTGGCTGACGATGATTTTGCTGCAGGCCGATGCGATGAAATACGCGGCGGAATACGCGCTGTAGTTCACAATCGCCGTGATGGGTTTCGTGTCGCGAGACTGATAAATGTAATCGGCCAGCTCCTTGCACCCCACCGCTGCGCCGCCGCCGGAGTTAATATCCAGAACGATTTCGCTGATTGAGGGGTCGTTTAACGCCGCCTGCAGCTGCCCGCGGATCCGCTCGTAGCTGGTCAGCTCGGAGCACATCGCCGTAATCTGCCCCCGGCGTGGAACAAGAATGCCGTGAACGGGGATCACCGCCACCCCGCCGGTGGGCTGGACCTGCTCAGCTGCAGGTGATTTACCCGGATTCAGCGCCATCTGAATGACGGCATCTTCGGTGATCCCCTGAATACGGGGGATGAGCACCGCTTTCACGGAGTCCATTGTTTGCCGCGTCACGTAATGCGGCACACCAAAGACCATATCTGCCAGGTGCGGCAGGTTAATTAATTTCGTTGTCATGTTGTCTTCCAGGTCATCCCGCGTGGCGGGAAATAATCAGGCTCTGGCCAGAAGGGTTTCAATTTCGGCCAGCTGTTTTGCTGTCGGCGACTTATCGCCAGGAAGGATCTTCGCGCTGTCGACCATATTGAGCGGCGTCAGGTATTTGTCCCCGCCAGCAATTGGCGGCAGATTCTCCATACGCCGGATATCGTTAGTGGATAGCCATCCCCACTGGCGGCCCAGCGCATAAGATTCATAGCGTGATTTCTGATCGCCTCGCAGCAGCCCGGAAACGTTGAACTCGATGTACAAATCGCGGCGTTCGCTGGGCAGGAGCAGATCGCGCTGCAACGCACCCTCATGGCGTTTCAGCCATGCCAGCAGCGTGTACATCACGAACTGCAGGCCCTGGTGTTCAATGTTGTTGTTGGTCGCTTTCGCCAGCATCTGCACCATATGTGGCGGGATTTTATAGAGCCGGCAGACCTCTTCCACGCCCCACTGCCGCGACTGTAGCAGCTGCGCCTTTTCGTTATCCTGCGACAGTTGTTTGTAGCTCATGCCCTCCTGCAGCAATGCCACAGAGAACATATTGTGAATACCGGAATGGCGCTCGGTCCATTTCGCCAGCAGGCGATCAATAGCATCCTGGCTTTTAATGGTCGCGGCCTCTTTCGGACGCTCTATCACCCCGCTCATCGTTGTCCCGCGCCGGAATGTCGCGGCCGCATGCTCCTCAACGGCCAAATTCAGTCCAAGAACATCGGCGTTCGTCTGAATGGGGGAACTGCCGATATAGCCATCCAGAGAAAAAACCTTCACATGGTGCATCATGCGCATCGGCAGAATTTCGCCGACTTCCGGGAGTTGGTAATACGGCATACCGTCCGGCCCTTTCAGCACAATGACCTTTTTCGGGTTAATGGGGATCAGCTCTTTCGGGTAGCCTTTTCCGTCCCGTTCGATGATCGAGTAGCAATTTCCCTCCAGCCCCAGCAACCCCTGCTGCTGCTCGAAATACTCGAATGAGGTGTCTTTCCTGTTGGGCTGGGAGTGAATCAGGTCATAAACCGGGTGGTCCGTCGCACGCTGTCGCCCGCCGGTAAAGTTCGCACGGCAGTTGCGCGACGGACTCCGCCAGGAGGGTGACACAGGCCCGGACCGCTGAAAGTCCCAGAGCGGTTTCCGGCGTGATTATGATGCCAGTTTTGCTCTGGCTTGAACGAACCCCGCCCAGCATGGCTTCCCAGAAGCCATTCCCCGATTGCTGGCGCCCTCTGAACATTTGGGGGATAAACATTATTCACCCCCGTTAAATTTGGCACCGGCTGAAACCGCCCGCGCAGTCAGATATGACCAGATAAGACATATTGACCCGCCCGTAATAAGACCGGCAGCAGGCAAAATCAACCAGGCTCCGGCGGATATGAGTACAGCCCCGGCCAGGCCAATAATGAAACTCAGAATTGTGATTAACACGCTATGTCTTCCTCATCATATACCGATGTGCCGCCGCTGCTTTCGTGCAGCATTGCGCGAGTCATGGCGTTAAATAACGCTGTAGCTCCATCGATTTTGCTTTGATTGTCTCCCTTTGTCGGGCGAACGAGATCATCGCTACCGGGTATAAATTTCCCGATAACGTTGCTGATACACCAGGTCAGAATGGGATTGCCATCATGGTGGAATCGACCACCGGCCAGAGCCGCTTCAAGCTCTTTCATCGCCGGTGACATATTGGTGTAATCCTGCCGGATATCGACTACGGTAAATCCGTTGTCCTCCAACTGGTGGCGAAGTGCTGTTGCGCCTGCAGGGTCGATATCAATCTCGTCAATGCGGTTTTCGTCCTGCATATCGATAATACTGGCCAGAATCTCGCGATAGTCTGCCTCTGCGCCATCCGTCGCTTCCAGCACGCCCATTTCATAAAACTTCTGATACCTGTCAGCAGTTTTCAGCAGTTTTGGATCGGTTGTATGGATAGTGTCTTCCGGGACCCAAAATTTAGGTTTGATGCAGTAATAATGCCGTTTACCTTCAATTTCCCGCGTAAATAGTCGTATCCCGGCGTTCATATCCAGCTTTTTGGCGAGATCGAGACCGATGTTGCAGCTGTCATTCGCAAAATCAGCCAGCTCAAGGTCGGGGTCTTCAGCAGCCTTCCACTGCTCCATGTTGTAGAACGCGGATTTACCGGATACCCAAATATTGAGGCGTTTGGTTTTGAAGGCGTTAACCTTGCGAGGAACCTGTTTCGCTACTTCCAGAAGCTCAACCAGGTCGCTGTACTTAACCGAAACGTCCAGATTTGGGTTAGCTTTGATTAAGTTTTTCGGGTCGGTCCAGTCATCGCCAGCATCCAGTTCGTAAATCATGCCAAACAGGCGATCATTACGGGTTATGCCTTCGATAACCTCTTTGACTTCCTTGTCCTTGTCATAGCAAGGGGACTCCAGTGACGAGCCGGCTGTCGTGATAATGAGCGTTAACGGCTGCGAACGGGCGCCCATCCCCATTGTCATGGCCTCGTACATATGATCCGTATCGTGTTCGTGATACTCGTCAATGATCGCGCAATGTGGGCTGTCACCATCGCCGGGTTTCCCCGCCATAGGTGCGAAAACAGAACCATCCGGGCGTGTCAGGCTGTCGGTCCATACCGAAATATCAAATCTGGAGCGAAGTGCCGGCAGGCGGCTGGCCATCTGCCTGGCTGGGGTGAAGACCTTTTTCGCCTGCGCCATAGTTGTCGCACCGCAATACACTTCTGCGCTGTTTTCGCCATCAGCGCAAAACATGTAGGTGCCAATCCCGGCAGCAAAAAACGATTTCCCGTTTTTCCTGGCTACCCGGATATACGCTTCGCGAAATCG